ATCTCTAAAGTTGAGATTGGTGGTGCATATAATAATAACGAGTCTCTATCCTACACCTTAATTGGAACGAAGGCATTGAAGACTGCTGGTGATATGCAATTAGGCACACTTAGAGGTCTTAATGATACTGTTAAGTTGAGCTCTACTGCTGGTAAGGTTGAGTTCTTCTCTGGAAATAGTGCTACTGCTGCTCTTGATTTTGCTACTAACGCATCCACTATCCTAGTTGGTGGTCAAGGTGGTAGCACGACAGTTAGAAACAACTTGGTTGTTGATGCAACTTTAAGAGTTAACTCAGATATTACTCTTTGTGGTGGATTTGCTTCCTACTCATTCACTGCTTTCAGAGCACAGATGGGTTCACCTGCATTTGAGCACGCTACTGGCATTCTTGGTGGAAACCTGTTCAACTCTAACGTTGATCTAATTTCTGTACTAAGAGTAGCAACCACTGATGCAGTTTACAATGCTCTTGATACTGCTGGTTCTGGAGAATGGGGTAGCACTGATTACCAAGAAGAAATCACACAGATCCCTGGAACTGTTGAACCAACGATTCTTCCTGCTCTGACTGGTAAGCAATACTACTTGCCACTTAAGAGAAGTCCATATGATGCGAATGGTAATCAGTATTTCTCTGAGAATGATATTCTACTTCTTGACACACCTGAAACTGGTGGTAGACATCCAGAATTCTTGAAAATTATTTCTCTGCCAAGAATCAGTACAGCACCTTACTATATTGTTGTTGAAAGACAACCATTTGGTACATATACTGGATTAAGAAGTGATCATACTGATACTTCTGCGATTTACAAGTGTAACGTACAGTTTGATGCTACTTGGACTGAGCAACTTATTGATGGAACTGGAACAAGTTCTGAGAAAGAAAATGTCTATCTATCACAGTTTGGTGGATCACTCAACATCAATGATTATCTTATCATTGATAGAGAAGATGGTACTCCTGCTGGTGATGGTGTTGATGATCAGGGTGAGGTATTCAAGATTGATACTATCCTTGATCAGATTGCTAAGTCTTTCAGAATTAAGAATGGTTGTGATACGGCACAGGAAGAAACGGTATTTGAAATTAACTCCGTAACTGGAGACACAATTATCAACTCTAATACCACAAATATCAATGGAACGCTATCACTTTCTGGTAAATGTGGAACTACAGGTGGTGCATATCCAAGTCCCGATCCTGCTCTAGATGATCATCTAACTATCAAGAATGGTGATGGTCCTGTTTGGGATGTCAACATGTGTAATGGTGATACACTCACTGGATCTACCGTTGGTACAGTCTTCGCTATTGGTGGATATTGGAACGGAACACCTCTTGCACACACCAAGGGAACTAGTGTTGTACATGGTTATAGACTTGACAAGCAAACGATGCAGACAGGTGGTCCTATTACTGCCGTTACATCTGGATTTATTGTTGATGATTGGAACATTCCAGTTGACAGCATTGCTAACTTCCAAAATGGTGATCTTGTTCTTATCTACAGCGGAACAACTCAAGCAGAAGTTATTCTTATCACCGATGATCCATTTGAGGATTCTAATGGTCAAGGATATTTACCAACCATCTATAATGCTCAATATCCTGCATCTCAATATCCAGATGGTGGTAGAGGTGCTGAAGGATCTGGTAAGCAAAACTGGGCTGCTGGTGCGGTTGTAGTTAAGATCAGAAAGTATAGTTATACTACGACAATTGTTGATGATATTCCTGCTACTGGAAGAACTGCTGTTGAATCTCCAAATACAGATGCGAACAAGATTCGTGTTAAGTTAAAAGATTCTAGAATCGTAGGTAACAAACTAGATACCGCTCACTTCTTTAGAATTGTATCTGGATCTTCTCAGGAATGGTTCTGGGCAGATTCTATTGATGGTAACAATTCTTCCTTCGGTGTTCGTCTTTCTAAGTCAACACAGAGTGCTGCTCAAGCACTTGCTGGAGTTGGTGAAGAGCAATACACATCATACTTCGGTGGTGGTGCAGTAACCATCAACGATGAGGTTAACATCTATAGTGGTGAATTTAGAATCTGGGGTTCGGATGGCGAGACACTAATCCTTAATATCTCTAACGATGATGATCACCCTGCTGACGGTGCAGTTCTTGATCCTAAGACTGGTAAGAACGGTCTCTGGATTAAGGGTGGTGGTACATTCCTAGATGACCTTAGAGTTCAGACTGATACTTGCGAAGCGAACGGTGTATGCACTAATGATGATGTGTTCCGTGTCTTTAACGAGCAAGGAAACGTCAACATGGGTGAGCAACTTTACATTAAAGGTAAGGTTGTTAACACAGATGTTGGTGACGCTGACGTTGCCATCTTACACATTGATAATCTCGGTGGTGCAGGAACCAGTGGAACTGTAGGTCCAAGAGACTTTAAGATCTATCAGGATTGCTCTATTGATGCATTCGGTATTAGTCGTTACTTCACTAGAAACGGTGGACGCAGATATACATATGTTGAGCAGTCACTAACTGGTGTAGGACAGACCCAGGCAAACCCACTACAACCAAATAACAACTATCTATTGAACAATCCATCTGGAACCAATATGGTTCTATATCTACCAGATTATGCTGAAACTGGTGACATGATTAGATTTGTTGAAGTTAGCGGAAATCTAACTTACAATGCAAGTCTTGTTCTCAGAGCACTCAAAGTCAGCAACCAACCAGTTGCTATTCAGGGAGATACCTCTGGTAGTAAGATTGCAGCAGGATCAGGTTCACTCACTGTTGCTTGGGATAGTGGAGAAATGATTGTTCAGACCAGAAACGCATCCTTCGGTTTAATTTACGTTGGACCTACTGATGCTGCTGGTGATCCAAATGCATCATCCATTCCTTCCAACCTACGTGGTTGGTGGTTAACAGAACTCTGATAACACATGGCACAATACTACAATTCTATTAAAACCATGAGAACCGCCCGCGTTGGCACCATCATGCCATGGGGCGGTAATGGATTTGAGGGTTTCTCTGCGGACAATGTTCCAAAAGGATGGAGAATTTGTGATGGAACACAATTAGATGCTTTAGAATACCCATTACTAGCTGCAGAATTGGGTACAACTTATGGCGGTAGCATGACAGGAGAATTTCCAAATTACAATGTAGACGATAATTTTGTTATTCCAAACATCAGCAATCGTGCGATGATTGACTTGGAACCAGAGTATCTAGTTGACCCAAAATATCAGTATGGTCAGGGTGATGTATTGAACACTGTATTTGACTCTGACGGTAATAAAGTATCAGATATTATTAAAGATTTTGGCACAACTGCTGTTATTAAAGCAAACTATTCTGCAAATGCTGATATTGACTTTGTTCTTCCTACAGGAACAAACTTATCGGGTAAGTTCACTGGGATGGATATTAGCGATCCAGACTTTACTGCTTCAATTACAACACTGAATAGAAAACTTGGTATTAACCATAACCCAGGACACAATCACCCTGGAACTTTTGCTTCAGCATCTGCTGGTTTTATTGGTCCAATGTTGTTCACATCGGCTAATATTGAAATTAGTGGATCACAACCCGTATCCGAACCAAGTTGTTCTAGTTCTGTTATTTCAACTAATTATGAGTGTCAGTTACTTCCAAGTCAATCTTCGGCACCATCATGGCAGAATGGTAGAACTTTGATTGCTTTTTATGGTGACAATAACTATGAGCACACACTTCCAGTCATGGATAGATTCTATGACTTTGTAAGTGATTCTGGAAAAGATTATTGGTCAGAAGTTCCAGCACCAGACTGGCATGATGGTACTCCCACAAGAAATAGTCCAAATGCAGTTGCACAAACTGTTAACTTTGCTGGATCTACATATACAAGTCAATTCCCTTATGAACCAGTAAAAAACCATGCAAACAAAGCGTGGACTGGTTTGTTTCCTAAACCTCTTGATTTTGGAAACAGAAACAACTTCTATGGTTATGACAAAGGAACTTATAACAATGTTTTAAATAACCCAGAAAATCCTTCTACCTACTTCACTGTCAATGGAGTTAATGTTCCTCAGGGTGTAACAGAGTTTACTCTACCCATAGGAACTGACATTAGAACAACTAAACAATCACAAGCAAATCCAAGCATTACATGGTATGAATATAATAAAATTCACCCATGGCAATTAGTTGATGGTGAGCAGTTCGCGAAGGGAACATATATTACTGAAATTGAACGTGAAGGGACAGATGATAGTAATTACATTTACACAATTAAAATTTCTTTTGCAACCATTGCTGCAAGTAATAGTGCAACAGTAATTTTTAGAGAGGGAACTTGGCCAACATCTATGAGTAACTTTCATAGTCAAGATCCAGATGATTCGGCATTTACATCACATAATCATGGAACATTTGATATTCAAATGTCTCGTGGTTCTTTAAATGCTCCATTCACATTCCCTTTGAATGATATTAGTATTGGTAGTGTTTCTCCTGATAATCTAGATGATGCTCTAAATATTATTATAGACACCGACCAAGCGTCAATGAATATTGTATACCTAATCAAGGCATACTGATGGCAAAAGTTTACGCAGCAGAAAAATCTAAGTACGGAGACTTAACAGGTCAAATTATTATTTGGCCAGTTGAAGTTAATCCAGATATTGACTCTAGTTATATGAAGCAGAATCTACCTGCTGGATATTTGAGATGTGATGGAACAGTATATAATGTTATTGATTACCCTCAACTAGCAGCGATTTGTGGAGTTGGAACAACTGGAAAATTTGTTAGAAGAAATATAAATGGAGATGCTCTTCAATTTTTAACGGATGATCAGTTTGTAGTTCCAGATTTAGGGTCAAAGTATCCTAAACCAACAACGGGTCCTGACGCAGGTCAATATAAATCCGTTAGAAAGTTAAATCAGGCAGGACAAGAAATTTCCAGATCTGGTCTTGGTATTGAGGCAACAGCAACTCTAGGAACGAAGATTAATTTAACATATTCTGGTACATTTATCATTCCTTCACAAACTATTCCTTTGAAGGGAAAACCATCTTGGTCTGTAGGAACTCAGGCAGGAAAAGTCACAGATACAGAAACTGTTGATGCTAGTGCAATTGCTGGTCATATGCACTTTTTTGCTGGTGTTAGATCTAGACTTAAAGCAACTAACGAACTGGAGCTTTCTTCCCCAGATGTATATTATCCACCTACAGCAGTTGGTCAGGTTGGATATTTTAATGCTTCAACTGTTCCTATTGATGATTGGATGGATGCAACTAAACAACCAGGAGCTAGTAACTTCCCAGGAAATAATCAACCTCCATGTAGAGCAATTGGATCAAATAAAGTAGCATCCGCATATCAATATCAGTTCGGATCACCAGTTTTTGCTGACTCCACTGCATATAGTAATGCGTGTTGGAATAACGGGGGAAATCTACAAACAGAATGGTTCTATTATTGTCTGACTACAGAAGAGTGGAATAATTATCCATTAGGGGTATCAGCTTACGGTGTAAACAACTTAGTTCCAACATTCAAAAGTGGAACTCCTTCTGGAATCTTCGGTTGTTTATTCCAGCAATCTGGTAATATTTCTGCCAGTGGTGCTCAAAAAGATGTTGATGCAACATATATTTCTCCTTTTGCGCCTTTAAGTTGGAAAGATCAGTATTTAACTGACGTTGTGCCTCTAAATAGCACACAGGGGAATACTACGGTTCACGCAACTTTGTTCAATGAATTTTCTGAAACCACAGAATTAGATCAAGAAGGTGATCCTACTGCTCACGCACACAAAGTTACTATTGATAAGGGGGATCATACATTCGCTTTGAAGACAGATCCTCTTGAAATTTCTCCAGATGCGCTTACTACTACATTAAATTTAAGTGTAGATACATCAGCGTCTTTAGACAGTGTTTCATCTCCCTTCATTGTTTTAGAATATCTAATTAAAGTTTAAGAAATGGTAGCATCAACTCCACCATCTTATAGAAGTAATAGACCTCTATATTATACTGATAAAGCAGCAGATTCTGCAAATATTGGAAGTATTATTACTACTTTCAAGGCAATTGATGATGTTTACGATAACTCATATGTTCCATTCACTCCATATGTAAAACAGAGTGGAGATGCTAACACAGATGTGAATCCAGAGTATCAGTTTCCTGGGTATATCTATTGTGATGGTGCAGAATATAATATCTCAGACTTTCCTGCACTGTATCAAGCTATTGGTAACGAATATGGTGGAGAACCAAAGCAAGCAATAACAATCACTGCGGGTGGATCTGGATATGATACTAATGACACAATTGTCTTTGATAGTCCTCCTGGATATGATGCAGCAAACCCAGGAGCACTTCAAATTATTGAGGCAAACCTCACAGTAGTAAATGGTGCAGTTACTGCAATTGTTGTGACAAAGTTGGGATTTGGATATGACCCAACAAATCCTCCTGGATTTACTATTAATGGTGTTGGAAGTGGAACTGGATTAACACTAGAATATAATTTCTCAGCATCAGGAGCTCTCCAAGCGATTTCTCCAGCAAATATATTTGATTATTGGGGTGATTCCAATCTTGGAACATTTAAAGTTCCTGATCTAAAAACGAGAAAAATTGTTGGATATGGTAATGTATATGGACCAGGAACTCCAACCACGGGTCTGCTAACTCTAGGTGTTGGTAATGATTATAAAGGAGGATCTTGGCTCTTAACAAAAGCAGCGCAAGGTGGATATTTTTCTCTAGGCACTATTACAACAACTGGATATGAACAGGTTGTTGACTCTGCTTCTACTAGCATCATTGGGTCGCAGACAGTTCTCATTGAAATGAATGATAAGAGACTCCAATCTGTTCCTCAACATACTCACTTTGTTTATCATAGTTCTGCATCTCAGGATCTAGCACATCCAGCTGGATATAGTGGTGACAGATATTTGGTGCAGTATAATAATGGTCAGAAATCACTGTATAGTTTTTTCCCAGTTGGTGGTCTTGCTTTTGAGCATAAACATGCACTACTAAAGCAACCATTGTCTGACAATACAGTAGCAACATATGATCTTTTTGACTATGTTCCTGGTGCAAGTGGAACAGGATCTACAAAATGGGGATATGAAAATGATCAATATTACATGGCATCTGGTTCTCAGGGTGCTGGAACGTATGAACTGATAACTTATGTTCCTGTTACTGTATTCAAAAAGTTTAATAATTCTAGTAAAATTGGTGGTAGAACTGAATTTGCTGGTGCAACACCAATCATTGAATATAGTTCACTAAATTCATATACAGTCGCTGGTAATTATACTTTAGCAATGCCTGCAGCTTGGGAAACCATGCAAATTCTTGCAGCAGGTGGTGGCGGTGGTGGTTGTAGTGGAGACAATCAAGGAGGAGATGGTGGAGATAGCATTGTACAAGTTGGTGATGGTTCTGGATTAACAATTACTGCTCCTGGTGGCGGTGGTGCATCACTTATTAATGGTGGTGTAGTAACTAATGCTCTTATAGAAGGAACAGATGCAGGTAATTTTGGTACAGTTGTAGATAAAGGTGCCGTTGGTGGATCTGGTTCTGCTGCTGGACCATTTTTAATTAAAGATTATCCAGATAACCCAAGTACTGGTGGTGCGGGTGGCAGTGTTTTAGCTGGTAATGATGGAGGGGATGGAGTTAATGGATATGTAAATATAGCTCCTTACACGATTGACGACACACTCACTAATAACAGTGGTAGTATTGATATTGAATCCCAATATCTAATAACTAATATTACAATTACCCTTGCTGGAGCACAGGGTGTAAGCAAGGGTAATGCAAATGGTGGTAATGGAACTAATGGTGGATCTGGCGGTCAAGGGTCTAAATTAGTGTTGACTGTGAAAAATCCATCCTCTGGATTTACTGCAAATTATACTAACGGACAGCAGGGTAGTGGTAAATCTGGTGGTGGCGGATTTGGTACTGGAGGAAGTGGAGGAAATAAGAATGGTAGCGGACAAAATGGTGGTGGCGGTGGTGGTTGCACTGCCATCAATATCGGTGGTGAGACTGTAGCTGGCGCTGGAGGCGGCGGTGGTGGTGGAGGTTACGACGGTGGTAACAGTGATAATGGATTTGCTGGTGGATCTAATAACACACCTGGATGGAATAGTAACTCTCCACTATCAACTTCATCTAACCTATTCTCTGGTG